GTTCCACCGTACCGGACGGTGGAGGAGTGGCGGGAATGGCAACTTGCTGAAGGACGAAAACGCAGCGAGGAGATTAACCGCCAGAATCACCAGTTGCGGGTGGAAAAAATCCTGAATCGTTCGGGCATCCAGCCTCTGCACAGCAAATGCTCGTTTGCGAATTATCAGGTGCAGAACGACGGGCTAAAATACGCGCTGAGCCAGGCCAAATCCATAGCTGACGAACTGATGACCGGGTGCACGAATTTTGTGTTCAGCGGTAAAACCGGCACCGGGAAAAATCACCTTGCAGCGGCGATGGGTAACCGGCTGATGGCGAAGGGGCGCAGCGTGATTATCGTCACCGTGTCTGATGTCATGAGCGTGTTGCATGACAGCTACGACAACGGCAAATCCGGGGAAAAATTTTTACAGGAGCTTTGCAGTGTTGATTTGCTGGTCCTGGATGAAATAGGCGTTCAGCGGGAGACGAAAAACGAGCAGGTGGTATTACACCAGATAATTGATCGCCGGACAGCATCACTGTGCAGTGTCGGGATGTTAACAAACCTGAATCATGCCGCAATGAGTACACTTCTTGGTGAGAGGATTATGGACCGCATGACCATGAACGGTGGTCGATGGGTGACGTTTAACTGGGATAGCTGGCGTCCAAATGTCAGCAATATGAGGGTTGTGAAGTAATTTTGTCCGGAGGAAATTTTAATGGAAACCGTATCTGACGCACTGAAAGCACTGAAAAAAGCCTCTTCACATGTGGTGGCAGCTCGCCTTGGAATTAGTCGTGAAGAGGCTGTCAACGAACTGTGGAAACTGAAACGCCGTGGAGAAGCGGATAACAAGGGGGCGATATGGTGGCTGACTCAGGCTGGTGAAAGTGAACCGGTGTCACCGGTACCGAAAGTGACGGCGCAAATGCTGACAGAGGCGATTGAACAACATGGCCCACAAACGGCGGATGAACTGGCATTGATGTTCGGAATTACCTCCCGCCGGGCGAATTCATCGCTGGCAATGGCAATCAGCAAAGGGTGTCTGATTCGCGTGAATCAGGATGGTAAATTTCGTTACTGCATACCGGGCGTTGATTTACCGGCAGAGCCGAAAGCAGCATCCGTAGCTGAAACGGAGGGTAAAGCCCTTCCTCAGCCAGCTGGTGTTGCGTTACCAGTCCAGGAAACGGCTGCACAGGAAGAAATTAAAACAGAAGCGGTGGAGGACATTGTGAAGTTGCAGCAATCGTTCACTGAAGCGAAAGCAGATGACCTGATTCTACCATCGCTGCATGTGGCTAACCGCGAGCTGCGCCGGGCGAAAAGTAATGTTCAGAAGTGGGAGCGAGTCTGTGCTGCGCTACGGGAACTGAACAAACACAGGGATATTCTCCGGGATATTACCGCCACCAGAGAGCAGCAGCGGTGAGTGGCTGGAAGAAGTGGCGCTGGGCTGAAATCCTGATACTCCGGCAGTGTGCGGGAACGATGAGAGTCGAAAGCATCGGTTATCTGATTGGCCGTAGTGAGTCAGCCGTCAGGACGAAAGCGCGGGAACTGGGTATCAGCATGATGTTACGGGGTGATTATCACCAGTCAGCCAAATGTTCACAGCGTGATATTGAGCTGGCGTGGCAACTGCATCAGCGTGGTGTACCCCGACGGGAAATTGCCGAAAAGTTTGGGATGAAGTTGGGCGCAGTGAATAACTACGTTTATTTCGACAGGAGGGTTCAGGAGTGAGGGTGAGGGTTTATATCGCCGGTCCGATGACGGGATATGAAAATTTTAACCGCGAGGCATTTCACAAAACGGAAGAGGTGCTGAAACGGGAAGGGCATACCGTTTTAAACCCGGCAGTACTTCCGGACGGGCTGACTCAGCCACACTACATGGATATTTGCATGGCAATGCTCCGTTGCGTGGATGCGGTTTACATGCTGAAAGGCTGGCAGCAGTCGGCAGGTGCAGGGGCTGAGCTGGCACTGGAGGAGAAACCGGGCCATGCGGTGATTTTTCAGGAGGTGGGCAGTGAATATTGACCCGGCGATAACGATTGATATGGCCCTGAACGCCGGCCTGGCACTTCTTGGTTATTTCTACATTATGTTCTGCAGCGGACGATGGCTGTCACTGTTGTTCATGAAAAAATGGAATAAACGCCGTAAGCAGGAGCAACGCCAGAAGGCAATGGATGCATTTTTCGAAGCCTTCGGAATTGACGGCATGGAACCAGGGGATCCAGCTCGCGCAATCAGCAGAGGGGGTGTAGTAATCCTTGTATATCGGAGTGAAGAGAAAAATGACGATCACAAAACAACGTGTAGAAGAAATCATATCCCGCATTGAAATGTATGGACATGGTGCAGGGTATATCGCAGACGAGGTTAATGATCTGGCTATACTGGCGCTGAATTTATCAAATATCGCGAACCTGAAGCGATACGAGCTTGATATGGGAGGTTGCGACTCGTGCGGTCAGGATTGTGGCGCTGATATGACTGAAGATCCTGATGGTGATTATGTCCTGTTTGATGACGTGGTTAAGTTGTTTGAATTTGATACAACCACTCAAAAGTTAGAAATCCCGGCAAAGGAGGCAGCCAGTGGGCAAGATTGACTATCAGGCACTGCGTGAGGCAGCACAAAACTATCAATCGACGCTGGCGTGGTATCAGGCTACCCCGGACAGCCCAAATGCTGAACGGGATTGTGATGCGGCTCTTGCTGCGTTTAAGCGTCACATCCGTCATCGGGAAGCGGATATTATCGCTGATTTGCTGGATGGACTGGAAGAAGCAAAATCACAACTCAACGAGCAGCGTGAGTATTACGAAGGCGTTATCTCTGATGGGAGCAAGCGTATTGCTGAACTGGAAGCGCGGGAAGTTCAATTACCGACTCGCTACGACCTTCGATATGGACACCCGATAAATGCAGATGAGCGACATGTCATGATACCTAAAGAAAATGGCAGTTGGCTTTACCTGATTGACCTAGAACACGCATTACGCGTCGCTGGCATTCGCATCAAAGGAGAGTGAGATGAACGGACAAATATCAATTGTTCGACCAGGAGCATGTGACGATCGCGAAATACGAATGATTATTCGTCTGGCGATGGGGAAAACAATAACTGCTCTCATTACTCCAGAAAATCTCGCATTAGCATTAACAGGAAAGTCAGACATGCCAGTAGAGCTAAAGCTGCGAAATGTTGAGATTAAGGTGAAATAGCTATGACCACTATTACCAAAGATCGACTGCTGACAATCCAGCATTGGCGCGAAACATACGGACCGGGTAGCAACGTTGTGCTTCCAGCAGAAGAAGCGGAAGAGCTGGCACGGATTGCGCTGGCATCACTGGCAGCAGTATCGGATGAACGAGCAGCCTATGAATTATTTATGGAGAAGCGTTTCGGAGAATCTGTAGATCGCCGCAGAGCAAAAAATGGCGATAGAGATTACATGGTATGGGATATGGCGCTTGGCTGGATTATCTGGTGTCACCGCGCCGCCATGCTTCAGGCTGGAAACTTTCGGGAAAATAAGGGTTCGTCAACCAATAATTTTCGGATAATCTCGGAAACGTCAACCAACTCTCCGGCAATCCCTGATGAGGTGTTGTCCGCAATCCTGAAGGTCGCCAGGCTTCGTGCAGATTTCGATGCTTCTGAAGTGGACAGGCGAGGTATCGGTAGTTGTCTGGATGAGGCCGAGCAAGAACTTATCGTTACCATTAACGAATACGCCAGTCAGATCGCAGTAGAAGCGACACAGGGGGAGAACCAATGAGCCGGCCAGATGCATTTGCAGGCGTTGCTATAGCTATTGCTTTTCTAGTATATGTTATTTGTCGGTGGGGGTAAAAACGTTCGCCGGGATTCACACCAAGGGAGGGAATATGTCGGATGATATTTCACTGGTAATGGAAGGCGCTCTGGCTGTTATTGCTGTTGTGGGTGTTTACTGCCTGGTTGTGTTTTTGATGGAGCGCCTGGGGAACTGAATTCATTCCGTATGGGAATTCCCATATCGGGCAAAACGGTTTGCTGTAAAGCGAGAGTTAAGTAGAATTGCTGCGGGTGCTTGAGGCTGTCTGCCTCGGGCATGCCACCGTAAGGCAGACAGAGAAAAGCCCCAGTTAACATTACGCGTCCTGCAAGACGCTTAACATTAATCTGAGGCCCAATCTATGCTTCACAAACGTAGGTTAGCCTCTTACGCGCCGAAAGGCAAGGAGAAGCAGGTTATGAAGCAGCAAAAGGCGATGTTAATCGCCCTGATCGTCATCTGTTTAACCGTCATAGTGACGGCACTGGTAACGAGGAAAGACCTCTGCGAGGTACGAATCCGAACCGGCCAGACGGAGGTCGCTGTCTTCACAGCTTACGAACCTGAGGAGTAAGAGACCAGGCGGGGGAGAAATCCCTCGCCACCGCTGATGTGTCAGGCATCCTCAACGCACCCGCACTTAACCCGCTTCGGCGGGTTTTGTTTTTTCTGGTCGTTCTGGTTTACAATCCATCCGTCAGCCTGAACAACTGGCACCTGCTGCGCCAGCAGAGAAAACAGATGGCGCACGATACCAAATTTTACAATTCGGATAACTCTGCCGCCCCTGCCAGCAGGCACGGGCGGCGTTCTCATGCATTCAAATCTGACTGGTATCAGCACGACCCCTGCACCGAAGAACAGGCTGAATGGCTGATTCAGTGTTACCGCAGGCGCGGATACGAGGTTAAAAAAGCCCTCAGTCTCGATTATCGTCACTGGATAATCTCCGTCAGGCTCCCTTACTCCGAACGGCCACCGCGTCCGTCCCGCACATTCCAGCAACGGATCTG